CCTTTTTGCTCCAATCTGTCAAATCTTGGTTTGTAGGTATATAATATACAATATGATATGCATCTTCCAATCCTGCATTTGTATATTGAGGATCATATAATAAACTTTTTAATTCCATAATTCAATTAATCACTAATAGTTTTAGCTAAAAAAATTCCAATAACATTTTGAGCTCCTGTTTCGATAAGTCTATCAGCAACCTGCTTAAAAGAAGAACCAGTAGTATAAACATCATCAAACAATAGTACATTTAGCCCCATGTAAGTTTTATTAAAAAAGGTAAAATGAGACAATAAATCTTTCTGTGAACTTCCTTTTGTAGGTTCCCTCTTGGCACCAAAGATCGAACCATACCCATCATTAATCCCCAATATACACGATACATTCTGACAAAACAATTTGAATCTTTTTTCTGTTTTTTCAGGTTCAGAAGAAGGAATTACAGCTATGCATGTATCCTTCAAATCGATGTTCAATTTCTTAAGAGCTGTGGAAATGATTTTACTGACATAGTCTATTGCCTTTGGTTCTCCTTCCTTAAAAGCATAAACTAAACTGCGTACCGATTGAATCTCTTGATCAACATCATATCCAAATCTTGATTTAGGATAATAATCATGAATCGCATAACAATCATAATATGTAAACTTAAATTCCAAAACAGAACTTATTGATTTAAATTGTTGAAAATGGATACGAAAATCTGATATTTTTTTGTTATAAGTTAATTGTTCCATAGAATTTCATTTAATAGGTTGCAACAAATATAGAAAAAAATATGTATTGATTAATATTTAACATTATGTTTATAAACATAAGTTAGCCCCGACTACACTTAGTCGAGGCTCATTCTTTTTGGAGTATATAACGTATTGTCTCCCATTCTCGAAAACTAGCAACTTTTCCGTAGAGAGATGATACAACAGACATCCACGTCTGTATACAAATATACTATTATTTTTTTAATTTGAATACTATTCGCCCTATTATTATCAGAATAAACAAAATTATAATTCCAAATGACCACCCGCCCAACTCCATTTTAATAGATTGCCATTGGTTCAACTGCTTCTCGACCGGATAAGGTACGCGAATAGAATCGTTTTTAAGAATCGTATCGGTTCGATTAGTTGTTAGGTAACGATACAGATACTTATATCTATACTGATAAACTGTATCGCCCTTTATGAGCGTATAAGTACTATCTCGTTGATAGATGCTATCATAACGGATACTATCACGTGTTTTGTATTCAGTGCGGACGGACTCAACCGGGATATATTGAGTCCGACATGACACGAAACATATTGCTAATATTAACAATATGATTAGGTAAATCAACCGTTTCATGGTCGAACTACTGTATTACGCAAGAAATTAGGAAATTCACTTCGAACATCAAAACAAGGACACGCCTTGATATATTCTTTCGGTTCTACCTCACCGCTGCCGTCCAGATCCGGAGAAGTATCACGGTGTCCGAGCACTTCAATTATAGGATACTCTCTACAGAGCTTCTCGACCAATTCATGCAAGGTTGCTTTTTGAGCTGGAGTACGAGTATCAGCAGGCTTTCCAGATGCGTCCAGGCCTCCGATATAACAGATGCCAACACTATGCTTATTATACGAAGATTCCGAGAAACCTTTAGTGTTACAATGTGCACCGTCGATGGAAAGCGGGCGACCATTCTCTATCAATCCGTCCAGGTCGATCACATAATTATAACCTATTTGGTTGAATCCCCTTGCCCGGTGCATCCGATCAATGTCTTTAGCTCTCAAATCCTGCCCAGCTTTTGTAGCCGAACAATGAATGATAATAGCATCAATTTCCTTCATTTTGCACCTCCTTTTTGTAAGTAGTTCGTTAGATATGGTATGTTCTTTATAAACTCAACACTTAGAACATAATGCAGGAAAGCTACTACCTTGTAACCATTACTAGAGTTAGGGAGAATCTCTTTTATGTTTCGAAGAATATTCACCCCATAGAAATAGAAAACGCTGTACGTAATAAATGAGACACATTGTAGAGCACCTTCTGGATTTCCTTTGTGTTCACCAATAAAGTAGATGCAACTAACCAAGGCAAAGAAAATAGTTGCTTCTACAATACATCTCCAAGCTTTTTTGAAAGAAAAGCTTTCATGATTGATAAGTAGCGCAGTAAGCAGCCCACAGATGAAATTAAGAGCAAATACTGCAATAAGGCTTTTGATCTCTCCAGAGATGGGATTAAGATAAGCAGCTATACCGGTAATCAATCCAATAAGTAAGTTTTTGAAATAATCCATAATCATTTATCTAAAATATTAATACTTTATTTAAAGACTTCGCTACAATCATCGATAGCTGTCTGAAACACTTGTTTCACTTCGCCAGAGGTTAGCCCATGATCCTCATGCAGCGAGAAGCCGGTTACTCCATTTCGTGATGCATTGAAGAATCCGACTACCGTTTCATCCTTGACAATCTCGGCAGTAATATCTTTTACCGCTTCGGTACCACGAGTTGACATTCTGTATTTAACCATGATAGCATCCGTAACCTTAGTTGAAGCGGTGCTGTTAGTTGCTGTAATGTTCATTCTTTGTTTCCTCCTTCTATTAAATCATAAATTTGTCCGTATGTACCTGCAGTGAGATATTCTCCACAAATCTCTTTTAAAAGAGCAGCATCTTCTGTCTCAATATCAAGTACTCCACGATTGCTAATAATCTGTTGTAGCATTTTATATGCTCGTAACTTCTTGGAAGTTTCCATATTCTTCTGTGGATTAGAACCAGCTGCAAATAATGCCTCTGCAACCAAATCACGGACAGATTTCTTACTTTCTTTCCCATTCACTAATTCAATAAACTCCCGACCTCTAAAGTCAAGCAAGTTTCTGTTTAAATTTACTTTCATTACAATTTTATGTATTTGTCATTTCTACTACCATACCTTTTATTATACGTATTTTTTGCTTGTAGATCTTTCCTGGAGAGTCCAGATTAGTAATCCATACATCGGACAATACAGATAATGAATTACCATTACCATCCCTTGGGTAAAATCCGTTTGCAGAAACATCACCTAATACTTCTACATTCCCATCAAAATATCCAGCATAAATGTAATTGCTCGGATATGTAGGATTTGATTTAGAAGAACCATAGATGGCCGCACTTCCTCCAGCTGTTGCTCCTACTGCACAAACTCCAAATTTACCATCAGTTGCAGCATTAAAAGTCACATTAATGACACCTTCCTTTGCAGTTCCTGAACCAAGCTTTAAACTTCTTGATGTCCCTCCGAAATAATCAGAACGTGTCCACACAAGACGACCACCCTCGATGGTAAAACCACCTATGAAACCGGAATCTGCATCAATTCTACGGACTTTTATCAATTCAGTATTCAGGTAACCACCTACAACAATGGTAGTGCCTAACTTCGCATATTCAACTGCATCTTCAAATGCCAACTTTCCTAATCCGTCCCTGTCAATCTTGGAGTTAATCACTGTCTGCAGGTCACTATGTAGTGCGGTGATTGTAACAGCACCTTCTAGGTTAATCTTTGAAGAGTGAATAGTCGTTTCACCTGCCGCCTGGTTGATATAAGATATAAGCGTATTGCCATTTTCCAGCTCTTTAGAAGCATAAATTTTATTTCCATCGGCCGTGGTAATCCATCCGGCAGTATCTATCCTCTGCGTTAAGCTATCGACCCGTGTCACTTGTGCGGAGATTTGAGTATTGAGTACTTTCAATTCAGCGAAGCACTGATCTGAATAGTCTTTCAATTTATCCTGAATAGCTTTATTCGCAACTTCAACCGCTGTATTGAAACTAGCCAAGGCAGAATTAAACAGGGCAAACTTATCATCTACATTCCGCTTTTCTTCAACGGTTGTCTGTCCGTCGGTAATGGCTGTATTGATTGCAGTAATAAGATTGTCAATAGCACCAAATAGAGATATTTTTGCATTCAGCAAACCTGTTTTCGCTTCACCTTCCAGATATGAATTTGCGTACAGTTTGTTATAGGTAGCTTCGACGGCTGCCCTTGTATTTTTGACTGTATTTAGATACTTCTCAATGGCTTTCGCTTCGGCTTCCGTTATAATACCGTCGGCAAATGCTCCGTCCACATAGTCGTGTAAACCACTAACTGCGCTGTTTGCCTGTTCCGCTGCTTTGCCGGCATCTTCAGCGTCTTGTAAGGCTTGCAACGCTTCTTTCATTGCATTATCCGAGAACTCTTTTAGCTTATCCTGAATAGCTCTATTTGCAGCTTCTACAGCTGTATTAAAATCAGCATAGGCACTATTGAAATAGGCGAAATGTGCATCAACGTTTTGTTTCTCTTCCGGTGTTGTAAGTCCGTCTGCAATAGCTGCATTAATTGCATTTATCAGGTCTGAAATACACCCCATAAGGGTAACTTTAGCATTTAATAAACCCGTTTTGGCAGACCCGGATAAATACACATTAGTGTATAGCTTGTTATAGGTAGCTTCAATCGCCGCCTTTGCATTATTAATCGTATTGATATACTTTTCAATAGCTTTCGCTTCGGCCTCCGTAATAATACCATCGGCAAATACTCCATCTACATAACCATGAAGCCCTTCTACTGCATTATTGGCCTGTTCTGCTGCTTTACCAGCATCTTCAATTTCTTTGTGAGCTGCTTCCCATTCAGACAGATTTTCCAATCCGGACGATCCGGTTTTAATTTGAATATTTCCGCCTATTTCACCTTTTACCAAATTGAAATACGTCTCCCCATCCGGGGAAATTATCTGTTCAGTAGTTATCCGTCCCGGCAGAATCTCCGTAAATCCGTACAGCTCAACAAAACTGCGATTACCTTCATACTCGCTGTTGAGGACACCGACTAGGAAGTGATAATATCCTGCTATGCCCTCCATCTTAATAGCCGTTTCGCTTAGAAGAAACGTACCAGTTTGATTCTCTTTGCTGCATACAGCATATAGATAATATTTCTTTTCAAGATCAGTGAGTGCCGGAGAATTGTATTCAACCAAATCCCAGTATTTATATTCATCTGCCTTGTGAGAAGAAGAAAGAGTACTAATACCGAGTGTCAAATGCTGAATGATTCCTGCCGGAGCATTCAGTATTCTTGTGCTGGCATTATAAGTTATATTGTGAGATACTTGTGCCGGATTCGTTTTTGAGCTCACAAACCGGAACTGCAAACTTTCATCACCTACAAGCAGTTGCATTGTGCGAACTGTAATAGGGTCTATAGAAGAAGAGAAATTCAGAAAAGCATCCTCCAGCATAGCCATAGTTTCCTTTGCGTCTCGGAACCGTCTCTTGGTAAACTGCAAAGTATCTTTGTATTTACTATCGACCGTTACCTCGTTTGTCTCAATCTTATTCAGATCACTTGAAACAGATGTGCCTTCCATCGAGCGTGCCGGTAAATGTGAACTTCCTATCTTCATGCTCGTACAGGTATTTGGCAGCTTCTTTGAATACTTCCCAGCTGGCACCAGTCTGCGTTGTATCATTACAGATATAAGCTTTCGGTAATTGAATTCCGAACACTGCGTATGTATCACCAACTTTGGGCCGCCATACTTCCGGTTCAGGCATAGTAATGCCGTCGATTTCCTGCGGGACAATTTCAAAGCGACGTGCTGATTTCTTATCCTTTTCCTCATGAATATACTTCACCTCGAATTCTTTGCCGGTAAGCATACCAGTCTGAAAGATAACTGTCATATTCTCACCTGTAATAAGACAATCCTCAAAGTCAACTCTTTGGGGATATCTTCGTCTACAAAATCATAGAAATTATTCTCCTTATTGACTTCAAGAACAGCACTGACGGTACCGACACGTGAAGGATAAATCTCTGTACAATCCAAGCTATCTTCCTTAGCGGTAGTAAGCTCTTTATCCGCACGCATAACACAGGAGCCGTCCGCATCTGTTTTATAGGTACGGCCTTCGTAAACTAGAGTTTTAGACTTAGGAAGCAATAAATTCTTAGCTCCGTATGTTGAATAATCAATATTGCGATCCGTGGTCTCCACGAGGATTATTTCAGGAGGAATGTCGCCAGATT